TCCGTTACTATGTTCAGTCCTTTGATCGAATCTTGCTTCATAACCTAGCTGGTCAATTAAAATATTCTCCGTTGTATCTCCACTTGTTAAATCCGTTTTGAACTGGAATCCTCTACCACTAAATGTTCCATTCTTAAGTGAGACCCAACTTCCCCATGTCGGTGAACTGCTTGGATTATCATTAGTTGCACGAATAGAAAGAGAAGCATTTACATCATCAATTACCGTTCCATCCCAATCAGATCTCGCATCAATATCCGGCCAAACATCTATTAAATCGCTTGGCCTTACTCCTCTAGTCACGAAATAACGCTGAACATCTAAAGCAAAGACGCCACCTAAATCTAGAGTGTCGGCAAAAGTATAAGCACCTGTAGCGTTTATATTTCCACCACTTGAAGTCAACTGGAGAGCATCAAGTCCAGAATCATATTCTGTATTCGTTTTACTTCCTGTAAATGGAGTCGGACTAATTTGATCTTCCCTTTGATTCTTAACTAGTAATGTTTCTGCTTTTTGTGCGGGTGTTTGAATAACAATGCTTGTGGCGTTCGTACTGAAGTTTCCAGAATCGTCAGCGAATTTAACTAATGTTTCTCCAGTTAATTTAGGAATTATGACTTCTGTAGACGCACCTGCAATAGCATCAATAAGATCGATTGAGTTATTCCATGTACCCGATCCATCAGTCAAACTTGAATGACGAATGTGAATCTTTCCAGCAACTTTTACATCAAGAGCGGTTGTCTGATCCCATCTAAGTCTTCCTGAGTTCGGGCTAATATCTTCAAAAGTTAAATTAGTAACATCCTCTGGAACAGCCGTTTTGCCTAATAAAGTAAAAGTATTGTTAGAGAAGTGACTCCCAAAGCCGAGATAGTTATAAGCTTGAATCTCGGTTCTTAAAGTTCCAACTTTTAAATCTTTTATTACATAAGAAGGTGAAGTCGTTGTAACTCTGATCCAATTATTGTCATTAAGTTGATAACCGATCCTAAATTCTGTTGCCGCTTGAGTCGGACCAATCCAAGAAAGATCGAAAGCTGTTTTAATATTTTGTCCGTCTTGATAAAGGTATTCTGTCCCACTCACGCTCGTCACTGCTTCAGGAACAACAGTCAAATTCGTGATATCTCTTATAGTTAATTCATCGCCTTCATCTATCGCATCATAAATGGAACTGTTATACATTAACGCCGTAACAGAATAATTACTTTTCGCACCTTCACTAACAGTTAATACTCGGAATTGTTGATATTTAATATCGTCTGTTTCTATCATCCAAACGCCTTGAACTTGAGGTGTCTCCGACAATGATTCTGATAAAGTAATTGTTGTTCCACTAATAGACTGAACATCTTTCTTTTCTACTAATCCTGAAGGCAAAATAACAGAACATACAGGATCATTTGCTAAATCTATTGAGCTAAAATCCGTGTCACTATCTACATTAAAAACACTTGTCGACGTAACAGAAGAGATTCTTCCGCCTCTTCTTTTGCCACTTTTAACTGGATCGGCAATATCAATAACCATTCCCGGCGAAAGAACAATTCCACTATCTATCGCGATTTGAAAAGTAACTGTTTCTGTAAGATTTTGTTCACTTAGAAGAAGCCATTTTCCGAGCCTATGAGCTTGTCCTTGAGAGTAACAACCGATCCCTTCCACATCTTTATTAAGCACTCCGTACTTCGCCACTGCATCTGCATCTTCCACATATTCAAAGTTAATTTCTCCTAATAAACCACGATCATGCCAACTAACTGTGACCGTTGTATGTCTAGCTTTTTGAGAAGTTCCACTATATTCAAAAGTTCCATTAACTACATTGGACGGATTAAGTAAATACTGACTATCTCGAGGACTGTCCTGATTAAGGACGAGCGAACCAGAAGAATAGAAACTCATCCCCCTAAAAACAGAAGTTAATTCGTTGATGACATTAAAGACTTCATCCCTAGTTGCGATATATACATTAAGAGAAAATCTCGGTTCATTTCCTCCTTTTCCATCAGGTACTCCTTCATTGCAGTATTTACTGACTGTATAAAAATCCCATTTATCAATTGAAGTTTCTGGAATACTCGCCCCATAGCGAGTATCTGTCATAAGATCATATAAACACCAAGCAGGATCAGAACACCATTGAGCCGATCCAAAAGACCCGTTCCAAGTGCCTGAATATGAAACGCTCCCTGCAGAATTAACACTTGCATTACTCGGAAGACGTACCTTTAAACCTTTGACGTCGTACCGACGTTGAGGAACTCCACTAAAATTCCGACTGTCAAATTTCAGAAAAGCTAATGCAGCGTTTGGATATTTAAGTTTTTCGTCGATTATTTCTGTATAACTAGACCAATAAGTCGCACTAGAATCTTTTGTTGTCTGAACATCATCGCTATCTCTTACTAACTTAATATCGTGAGGAAAAGCACCATTCAAAGTGATCATATAATCTTTCTTATATGAATTACTCGCTTTACCCCTAATTTCATCCGATCTGACTTTTACATAACCACCTGAGTTCGATTGTGTGTACATAGATATTGTGACACTGTTTCCTACTATGTCGCCATCATCTTCAATCTTGCGGAGAGACGGGATACTAATTGTTACTCTGACTCTATCGACTGCCGTATTAGTAACCTGTCTGATAACAGGAGTCGCGTTTGTAATCTGAACATTCACATTTTTTTCTGTTTCTACACCCGAACTATTTCTTATATAACCCTGCCCTTGAGTACCATTTAGTGTCTCAATACTATATCCAGTAAAGTTAGAGCTTCCACCTCCACTTTGGACAGGCGTTCCATTTAAATAAATACCTTTTACGCCATTTACTATTCCTTCAATCGGTCCTTCACATAATAAATCTAACAATCTCGCAACTTGAACACTTTGTAGTGTGTCATCGGCTTCTGTTGGAGTGTGAGAACTTCCTCCGCCTCCCTTTCCACCACCACCGCCGCCACTACCTTGTATTCCTGCACCTAAACCTGCATTATGAACTCTAATATTTTCAGCGATAAAAGTATGTTGACCTTCAACCGTTAAATTAAAAACAGTCCCAAGTCCTATTTTTTTCTTTTCTATTAACGGAACTAAATGATTATTTTGATTGACAACACAGTCGTCTTCTTCAAGAGTTCCAACTTCAACAAACGCATTAAATTGATTTAATACCCAATGGTTCGGTGTAGCTGTAAAAGATTCACCGCCCCAAAATTTAAACCACCAAATTTCTTCCTCTTCATGATGATGTACTTTTGAGACTTTTGCTTCATGTATTTTCCCTTGATCGTCAAAACTTAGGACGATATCGCCTTCTAAAATTGCATTAATTTCTTTATATCCTTCAGGTGTAGAAACACGAGTCGCGCCAACAAAACATCCACCACCACCTGCGCCTTTAATGTTTGTCATGCTTCAGTTATATCCAATGCCGAACTAAGAACAACACTACCAATAAAGCACCTTCCATAAACAATCGGAACCGCACCACCTTGAGTCGCCACATTGGTAATTCCACTAAAGGCATTGCTTTGCAATGTATTAGCTTGCTTAATACTGCTAGGTTTAGGAGTCGGTGAAATCATTTGAGCGATACCGCCTAATGCCAGTGATAATCCGATACCTTTGACAATTGACCCGACAGCTACAGCACTACCTCCGAATGTTCCAATCATTGCTCCACCAAAACCGCCTGTTGCAACTGTTAAAGCGATCAGTCCAACACCAGCAAAAAATCGGCCTACGCCACCTGATCCAGCAATAACAGGTGTTATATGAAAAACATCCCTTTCACTCCACGGATAAAATAATTCATCTGCATTGTCTTCACCGACTTCAGATTCACCTAATAAAACTTTATATACGATTCCATCTTGACCGCTATCGATAAACCATTTATCAAGTCCGGGGAAATTTGAACATAAAGCTTTTAAGGCTTCAGCCGCATTAAACACCTCAAATTCAAAACTTCCGATTCCTCCAAGGCGTTCTTTTAAAGCTCCATAGACTTTAACGACTTTCATGTCTTAATACCTTTGCCGTCATCTTATGATAATAGCCGCCCCATTTATATACGTCCCGACTTGATAAACGTTTTTGAACGTGATGTAAAATTAAATTCTCTCCTAGATAGATCGCAGCATGGTTGGGAGTAGGACTCTCAATATTCATTAAGAAAGCATCTCCATACCGAACTTCTTCTATATCAATTTCTCTCATCCCTTCTTTAGCAAAATTATCTAGATACAACGCCTCACCTTTTAGCCACCAATCGTCTTTTCGATTGTAATCAAAAAATTCAATATTAAATTCTCTTTTATAAAAGTCTCGCGCAAGAGTAAAGCAATCAACTATGCCATGCGCCCATTGTCTTCCGACATAAGGAAGAACAAATCCAGACGGTTCATAATATCCCCATCTTTCGGTCTTCGGATTAACAATAAACCAAGGCACATTATTTCTTTCACAAGCAACTTTATCGGCCTCACTAGCTTTTTCATTCGTCTTTGGATGACTATGAATTACAGCAATTATTTCGCCTTGGCGTTCACATTCTAAGTAATCATTTGGATCGAGACAAAAGTGCAATTCTGGTTCGTCAGCAATGTTATTGCAAGGAAAATACCGTTCTCGACCTTTAACAATATGAACAAGTCCGGCGCTTTCTTTAGGATCTTCTTCCTTAGCATGTGCCAAAGCTTTCTCTTTTATTGATTCACTTAGATTCATTTTGTAAGTCCTAAACTTGGGAACGAGCCAAAAGGTAACTCGCCATTTTCACCGAATCTTAGCTTGCAACTATTTAATCGTTTACCACAACGATCTGTAGCGATTGATCCAGTAGATTTATCTTCGGCATCCCAGTAATTACTACCTGAATAACTACATTCAGAACTTCTATATTCCCATTGACAAACGTTTGCTATCAATTGCCTCTTCGGCAAGAACTGACCAGCAAGATCGAATTTAGAAGCTAATTCAAACTGAATAGCATCTCTATTTTCCGAAGACTTTCTATCGATATACCAAATTTCAACAGGCCATTGAGCATTACTATCTGCAGTAGATTCTGTCGGCAAGAATTTTTTCAATGTCCGAATACGTCTTATTTCGGCTCCAGTTAAATCGTTGTGTGGAGTCGTCTGATTAACATCTAATAGAAGAGCCGTTATTAAGCCATCTACATTGGAAACAGTTAATTTCGGTCTCGGCAATGAACCTTGTGAAGTCATCTCAAAACCTTCTGCCATGATCGGGAAACGAGCATAAGCTTCACCATTCCATTCGATGTTCCCTGTGAGATTTTCATTCATTCCATTATGCCAACGTGTAATATTGGAACTTCCATGCAAAGTATTATCTAATCTCAACTCAAAAAGTTCAATAATTGCATCTGGCGCGAGAACAGAAAGATCAGCATAAACACTACTAATCGCCCTCCAAGTAACAGTATTGTCAATCGCGTCGACTCCTATATCTG